TCTGATTGGCCACATAAACCTTATACTTGGGCAGAAATGCAGGAGCATATAAAAAAGGAGCTTAATTATGGTGTTCAATGCGGTTATGAAGGATTGATTGTAATTGACGCTGATTCAAAGGAAGTGCGTGATGTTGTAGAAAAAGAATTGCCAACTACCTTTAAAGTTGAAACAGGTTCAAAGGGATTTCATTATTATTTTATATGTAAAGAAGTAAATAAAAAAGTTGTCTTGCAAACAGATAAACATTATGGTGAGATACAATCTACTGGAACGCAAGTTGTTGGTCCTGGGTGTTATTCTGAAGATACTGAAATGTTAACTTTAGAAGGATTTAAAGGAATTGACCAAATCAAAGATACAGATAAAATTGCTACTATTAACAAACAAGGGGTGATTGAATATCATTTTCCATGTTATATCTTTAAATATGATTATGAAGGTAAATTAATTCATTTTCAAAATAAAAGTACCGACTTATTAGTTACCCCAAATCATCGAATGTATTTTAAAAAATATCCTTACAAAAAAGAACTAATTTTTCAGGATGCGGAGAGTCTCAATCCCACTTTTTATATTAAAAGAAATGGAGATTGGAAAGGAGAAGATGAAAAGTATTTTACTCCACCATTGCCAGACCCAATATATAAAAGTGAAAATATAAACAGAAAAAGAATAGATACTGTTAGAAATGAATTAATAAATATTCCAATAGATAATTGGTTAGATTTTTTAGGTTGGTGGCTATCTGAAGGAAGTACTGAAAAGTCTAGCTCAGGATATGCTGTTAAAATAACTCAAATAAAGAAAGAATATCTTAAGGATATACATAATTGTTTAAAAAATCTGAAAGTGAAATATTCTTATAATCATAAAGATTTTAAGTTCCATTCTAAACAATTTGTCCAATATCTAAAAACATTTGGAAACTGCAAAAATAAATTTGTTCCAGCTTGGATAAAAAATCTTCCTCCAAAAAGACAAATAGTGTTTTTAACCAGTCTATTTAAAGGAGATGGGTCCTTTGAGAAAGGAAAATTCAGAAAATATTATACAACTAGTGCACATTTAAGAGATGATGTTTTAGAAATGTTATTAAAATGCAATCTTGCTTGTTCAACCCATGTTGTTGAGAGAAAAGATATAAAAATGCCTAAAGGAAATTTTTGTAAATATTCTAAAGTCTATGTAATTACTGTTGGAGACAGCCTATATTCTAAAGTTACAAAGAAAACTAAAAAAGATTATAAAGGGCGCGTATGGTGTGTAGAAGTTCCAAATAATACTGTATTTGTTAGAAGAAATGGAAAAACTGCTTGGTGTGGAAATTCTCTGCATCCAAATGGAAATTATTATACAGTTGTCAACGATATTCCTCTAGCAGAACTTACCAAAGAACAATTATTCTCAGCTATGAAACCTTTTATGAAGGATGTGGCAGAAGAAGAATCTAGGGCATTAGAAGAACTGAAAGAACAAAATAAAAAATATGCTCAGGATAGCGACATTAATTCAATTGCTATAACAAGTGTTTTATCTCTTAGTGGATTCAGGAAATCCAGCAAAGGAGAATATTTCGGCAGCAATCCTTGGCACGGCAGCTCAACAGGAATGAATTTCTGGATTAATCCTTCAAAAAATGTTGCTAAATGTTGGAGATGTGACTGTGGATTAAATGTTGCTAAAGTAATTGCATTGGAGAATAAAATAATAAGCACTTGTAGCGAAAAATTAACTAAAAGTCAATTCATGGAAGTGTTAAAAATAGCACAGGAAAAATATGGTCTTGTAAAGATGGAATCACAATATCAACGGAGTGGAATGCCAAATATAAACAAAGTAATCAGTTCTTTTTTTAGTAAAGAAGATTTAGCTGAAAAATTATATAATGTTCAGCCTTATTTTTATGATAAAGTAAAAAATTGGTGGCTTTGGAATAATAATGATAAATGTTGGTATAGGGTTGATGAAACTGATATATTGAATATGACAAATTTAAATTCTATTGCCGACACAATCAAAGCTAAAGATAGAGTTGAAATTCTTGAAGCTATGAAACAAGAAGGCAGAAGAAGGATTCCAGAACCAGTAAAGCCAACTTGGATTCAGTTTAAAGATACAATTGTTGATGTTGCTGAAGGAACAAGGATGACAGCAACCCCGGATTATTTTGTGACTAATCCAATTCCCTGGGCCTTGCATAATGATAATTGCGAAGATACCCCAAATATGGATAGAATTTTTAAAGAATGGGTTGGAGAAGATTTTGCTTTATTGCTTTTTCAGATTGTTGCTTTTTGCTTGCTTCCTGATTACCCAATCAATAGATTATTTTGTTTTATTGGTCCTGGTATGAATGGAAAAACAAAATACCTTGAATTGCTTGGTAAGTTTATTGGAAAAAATAATATAACCTCAACTGAACTGGATATCTTGCTTGATTCAAGGTTTGAAATTTCAAGATTGCATAAAAAGCTTGTCTGTGTTATGGGAGAGACTAACTTTGCTGAAATGAGCAAGACGTCTATAATTAAGAAATTGACTGGTGGCGACTTGATTGGATTTGAATATAAAGGAAAAGACCCTTTTGATGATAAGAACTACGCAAAGGTTCTTATTTCAACAAATAACCTTCCAACAACTACTGATAAGACTGTCGGTTTTTATAGAAGGTGGCTTATAATTGATTTTCCTAATCAATTTACAGAAAAGATAGATATTCTATCACAAATCCCGGAAGAAGAGTATAGTTGCCTTGCAAACAAGTGTATCAAGATTTTAAAGGCACTCTTGATTGACAGGAAGTTTCATAAGGAAGGTTCAGTTGAAGATAGGATGAAAAAGTTTGAAGATAAGTCAAATCCTTTTGACAAGTTCTGGAAAGAGTTCATTGAAGAAGATGGTTCTGCTTATATCTTCAAGTATGATTTTGAAAGAAAGTTTAATGATTGGTGTAGAGATAATAGGTTTAGGGAATTTTCTGAGACAACAATTGGATTAAAAATGAAAGATAGGGGAGTTGATACTATAAGGCGTGATGCTGAATGGTTGAGTAATGGAGTTAATAGAAAGGCACTACGTGCTTGGGCTGGAATAACTTGGAAAAATACTTTTGAGAAAGGAGAAAAGAAAGAATAAAAGAAAGAAAGAATAAAGAATAAAGAAAGAATAGAAAGGTTTTTAAATATTAATAATATTATTAATATAAAAATGGTAAATAAAAAAGATGTGATTGTTAAAGTTTATTTAAATAAAAATTCTGACCAAAAGTTAGTTACAATTCCGAAAGATAGCCAGATTGAAGCTGGAGATTATGTTAAGATTATAAAAATGAAGGTAGTTGAAAATGGTAAAAATAAATAAAGAATTTCAAGAGTTAATTCCATCTTTAACAGAAGAGGAATATCAACAATTAGAAGAAAATTTAGTTAATGAAGGTTGGAGAAAGAATGAATTTATTGTTATATGGAATGATTATATTGTAGATGGACATAACCGATATGAAATATGTAAGAAGAATAAAATTGATTATAAAATTACAGAATTAAAACTAAAAACAAAGGAAGATGTTTTTATTTGGATTATAAAGAATCAATTTGGTAGAAGAAATATTTCTCCTTATGATAGGGGACGATTAGCTTTAAGGTTAAAAGAGATAATTGCTACAAAAATCCAGGAAAAGACCCAAATGATTGTAATATTAAATTAAATAATGGAATTCCTTTAAAAATTGAGTTTAAAAACAGAAGGGGAGAAAAATCTAAAACTGATGATATTGCTTTAGAAGTTCATAATGATTATAATTCAAATACAAGGGGTTGTGTTTTCAAATTAATAGAAAATGATGTAGATTATTATATCTATAATTGGCATGAAAAAGGATGTTATCTTATTTTAAAAGCAAAAGAGTTAGAAATATGGTGGAAAGATAATTGGAAAAATTATCAATTAAGATTCAATAAAAAATCCTTTAAAGATGAAAATTATTGGCAAAGTACTTATTGTTTTGTCCCAATTAAAGATATACCAAAAGATATTATATTTAAACACGAAATAAATAGTCCTTTCTAAAATTTCTAAATTTTTTAAAATGGTAAAGATAATCATCCCACTAGAGCACTTCAGCTACAGTTGTCAGAAGTGTCAGAAGTTTATTGATTTTGATGAAGAGCAGGAAATGGTAGAGTTTGTCAAACCTTTGTGTGAAAAATGTAAGGAAAAACAAGGTTATATAAAGACTAGGAGTTATTATTGAAATGATAAATATGATAAATACAAGAAAAGGACTTAATAATATTTCAGAACCACAATTAAAACTTTTTGAAATATTAAAAAGAGTATTTCCTGATGCGGAATTAGAATTAAAAATTGGAGGCAGGGTAAATAAAGAGGGATATAATGTTAAATGGGCAGATGTAGGCATACCTTCTTTAAAAAATTGATTTTGAATATGATGGATTTTATCATCAAATAACACCTTTAAAAGATAAAAGAAGAGATGAAGAATTAGCAACACAGGGTTGGATAGTATTTAGAGTAACAAAAGATGAACTAAGTTTCTTAAATTCCTTAAGTTTAAATATAACTAATAAATTTGAATTTATCAAATTTGTAGAAGAAATTTTAAAAAGAAAGGCATTAAAAGGTTCGCAATGTATAGAAATAAATACGAACAAAAATGACAAGGTTTGTCAGGGTTTCCACCACTTGTCAGTCACTACCCCGCGTTAGGAGGTGGGTGAAACAGAGGTGGAAACTCGGGAAACGGTGGTTTAACGTCTTAAAAGCCTTAAATTTGGCATTTTAGGATTCCATAGTTTCTCTAATATATACATTGTAGGTAGGTATAAGCTTATGGAAAATGTTCGCTTTTGTCAATATTTTACAGAATACTTATTAAGACGTATATACTGCATCGCTACAATAAGACTTATTGAAATGTTCGTAATGCCTTTCGAAAATTTAACCCTTTATTACAATTTTATTATAATATCATGGTAATACAAAATCGTATTATAATATCATTATACTACATCAAATATTACATAAATTATTCTACAAAAATCTTCTTTCTTAACCAAGGAATTTGAGTAGTAATCACTAATCACTATAAAAATCGGCACAAATCCTATAAGAGTTATCATAAAAGAAAACTTCCACATAAGTTCATATAAACCCATATCTCCACAAGGTCCATTACTCCATTCTTGGTTTGTGAGTTCTTGGTCTGTGTAAGGACAGTCTTTTGAAAAAACTGAGCACGTCTTACATTCTTTGTTAATTTTTTCATTAAGTATTGTTAGAGTATTTATGCTTCTTTTT